GAGTTTCTGACCGTGGCTGGGCTCGCCAACGGCAAGCGTTCGGCATTTGTGTGTGACCCTATGGGGGGGTCGCAATTCACAAAGAATCGAACAGGTGTTCGAACATGCAGGACGACTTTCAGCTGTTCGGCGTTACGGTTCGGCGGCTCATCCCAGGACGCGTCCGCAAGGGCCTGGAGAACGACATCAGAGCGGCACGCGAGAAGGATGTGCACCTGCAGGAATCAGGTGTGGCAACACTGCGAACCCTCGCGGACCAGATCGACGCCACCGAGCGCCAGCTACGCGCCCCCGACGCCCGACCCTATGACCGGATTCCCCTCTCCGGGATGATTCGCCAGTTCGACGACACCTACGACCGTGTCTTCTCAGCCCTGGCGCGTGACTCCGATCCCATCGCACGCGCCCTCGCCCAGTTCATGGAGGAGGAGGCAGAGCGGGATCGATGACCGGCGATAGATTGTCCACACCGCGTGTCATGGTCCGGTATGACCATGCAGACCGAGCTTGAGCTGGTCTGGCCCGTCCCACCGCGGCTGGCCACCCCCCGGGACCACGACTTCACCACCGATGGGGCCGCCGGCGCATTCATCGCTCGGTTACACCGCCGCCGCTGGCTGCCGTGGCAACGCGCAGCCGCTGATGTCATCGGAGAGCGGACACCCGACGGTCACTATCGCTACCCCATCGCCGTGGTCACCGTGCCCCGCCAGTGCGGGAAGACCACCTGGGCGCTCGACCTGGCGATGGGCCGGTGTCTCCGCTACCCCGACTACCGGGTGGCCTTCACCGCGCAGACCGGCCACGCAGTGACCGAGCGGTTCCGAGAGCGCATGGACGAGATCACCAGCAGCCAGCTGCACGGGTCCGTGCACATCCGCAAGTCCGCCGGGACAGAGCGATTCACGCTGGGGGACGGGTCCTACGTGAAGGCCTTCCCACCCAAGGACGGTGCCCTTCGCGGATCGGCCGCTGACCTGGTCATTGTCGACGAGGCCCAGGAACACGGCACCGTCGCCGGCGGAGCGCTGGACCACACCATCCTGCCCACCTTCACTACCCGCCCCCGCCGGCAGCTCATCCTGGTCGGCACCGCCGGCACCGACGCTTCCGACTACCTGCGCCGATACATCGACGCCGCCCGAGCCCAGAAGACCGGCTACGCCATCGTGGAGTACGGCGCCCGCACCGGTCAGGACCTCGACGACGAGCAGGTCTGGATCGCCACCCACCCGGGCCTGGGTGACCTCACAGACCTGTCCGCGCTACGCACCGCACGAGAAGCCATGGGGCCGGCCGCGTTCATACGTGAGTACCTGAACGTGTGGACCCGCACCGGCGACCGAGTCATCAACCCCGCCGACTGGTCTGCCGTCCAGAACCCAGCGGCCGAGCCAGCCGGCCGCCTCTGTTTCGGGTTCGATGTCCTCACCGACCGCACCGGCGCCGCCATCGTCGTGGCCGACGACACCGGCTTCATTGAAGTGATCGAACAGCAGCACAACACCTCGTGGCTGGTCCCCCGGCTGCTGGAGCTGCAGACCAAGCACGGCGCCCCGATTGCCTGTGACCGGTGGGGCGCCTCCGGGCCGGCGGTGGACGAGCTCGAGCGGGCCGGCGCCACCGTGCTGCTGATGAGCTCCGGCGATGTCGGCAACGCCGCCGCAGGAATGCTCGACGCCATCACCCACCAGCAGCTCCGGGTCCGAACCTCACCTGTTCTCTCCGAAGCAGTAGCCGGCGCTGCTCAACGCGCCATTGGAGACACCGGCGGGTTCGCCTGGTCCCGCCGTGCCTCCGCCGCCCCCGTCGCCGCCCTGGTGGCCGCCTCCAACGCACTGTGGGGCGCCCGCCACAACCCACCCCCCGTGAAGCCGGCCGTCTACGCCATGTAGCGCCATGTAGCGAAACGTGGGAGTTGTCCACACTACGGAGCACAGTGGACACATGGCCTCCCGCCTCATGGCACTGGACGCCTCCCGCGGCCTGGTCCTGGTCCACTGTCGCTGTGGGTTCCGGGCCGCCGCGCTGACCCAGGACGCCGCCCGGGCCATGGCCGACCTACACCGGGCCCAGGACCACCCACGTCAGGCCACCTACGTGATGTCCAAGCGCCGCGCCCGCGCTGCTGCCGGCACCGGCGCTTAGGTGACCTGACGTGGGGCTCTGGAGCCAGCTGTTCCCGCGGGTGCCAGACACCCGATGGGTCAACCAGCTGCAACCCCAGATCGAAGCCTGGGTGGACCGCTCCCACCTGGAGTCCATCGTCCTGGCCGACCTGGGCATCCCCACCGACTCACTCCCGTTGACCCGCGCGGGCGCGATGCGGGTCCCGGCCATGGCACGGGCCCGTAACCTGACCTGCGGCACCATCGCCGCCCTTCCCCTGGTGGCGATGCGTGCCGACACCCCCACCGACCCCCAGCCCTACTGGGCCTACGGCACCGACGGGCAGCTCGGGACCCTGTCCCTGGACCAGCGGCGTGTCTGGGGGATCATGCCGCAGACCCCCTATCACCGGGCCCTGTGGACCACCGATGACCTGCTGTTCCACGGCGAGTGCCTGTGGCTGGTGACCGACCGTCTCTCGACCGGGTTCCCGTCCCGGCTGGTGCGGGTCCCCTATGACCATTGGGAGCTCGATGAGAATGGGGTGATCGTGGACCTGGACGCCAACCCGCTCCCCGAGGCGGACCTGGTCTGGATTCCCGGCCCGAACGAGGGGGTGCTGGGGTTCGGCGCCGAGTCACTCCGGATGGCCTATGACCTGGAACGCAACGCCCGCGACGTCGCCCTGCGTCCGCTGCGCCTGGAGCTGCACCAGACCTCCGCCGCGGAGATGACATCCACCGAACGTCAGGAAGCCGTGGCGGAGGTGCGGGCCGCCCTGGCCACCAATGACGGGGTCCTGTTCACCAACAACGCCCTGGAGCTGGTGGAGCACAGGGTTGACGCGGATGCGTTGCAGCTGGGGGCCCGCAACGCATCCGCGCTCGACGTGGCCCGGTTGGCCAACATGCCGGCGATGATGCTGGACGCCACCGCCCAGGGCGCCTCCCTGGAGTACCAGACCATGACCGGCCGCAACCAGCAGTGGCTCGACTACGGGCTGGCGCTCTACATGGACGCCATCGAGGCCCGTCTCTCCATGGACGACATCGTCCCGGCCGGGCAGCGGGTCGCGCACGACACCACCGACTGGACCGCCCCCGACGCCTCCGACACCGGACCACCCGTCGCGGACTAACGAAAGGCAACACCTATGTGGCTCACCACCGTCGCGCCCCTGGAGGCCGCCGACACCGAGGCCCGACGCCTCAAAGGGATCGCCATCCCCTACGGGCAGGAGGGGTACACCTCCGAGGGGCCGGTGACCATCGACGCCGGTGCGGTCCGGGTCCCCGAGAACCTCCGCGCCGTCAAGCTGTTCCGTGAGCACGGCCGGGAAGCGCCCATCGGGTACGCCACCGACGTTGAGGACACCGAGACCGACCTGCGGATGGCCTTCCAAGTCGCCCGCACCCCCGACGGTGACCAGGCGTTGCTGGAGGCCTCCGAAGGAATTCGGGACGCCCTGTCGGTGGAGCTCCACAACGTCAAGGTGGACAAGGGACACGTCACCGCCGCGGACCTGGTCGCGGTCGCCCAGACCGCCATCCCCGCATTCTCCGACGCCCGCCTGGTCGCCACGTTGACCGACGAGGAACAGGCCCAGGTCCACGACCTGGCGACCCAGATCGTGGAGACCACCGCCCCCGACGAAGAGACCGAACCCGAAGAGGAACCCACAACCGAAGAGGAACCACCGATGACCGAAACCCACGCCACCGCCCCCGCTCCGGCCCTGTCCATGTCCATGACCCCGGCCCGCACCCCGGCCCCCGTCGCGACGTTCGAGGCGGTGTGCGCGGCGATCGCCGCAGCCCACCGGGAGGGGCGGTCGCTGACCGCGGCGTTGACCGACATCGTCCCCGCCGGCGACGTCGGCGGAGGTTCCCTGCGGCCGCAGTGGATCGATGAGGTCTGGCGTCCGGTCGCCACCACCCGCTACTTCATCGAAGCCATCTCCCGCGCCAACCTCACCAGCGGGCTCAAGGTCTACGGCTGGCAGTGGGACGTGTTTCCCACCGTCGCGGTCTACGCCGGCAACAAGGCCGCGGTTCCCTCGAGCGCGGCGTCCACCAAGGCGGTGGAAGCGCCGGTGGAGCGTCTGGCCGGCGGCTGGGACCTGGACCGGATCTACGTGGACCTGGGGGAAGCCGGGTTCATCGAGGCATTCTTTCAAGCCGCGGTCCGGGACATGGCGTTGAAGCAGGACGCCGACGTCGGGGCCACCCTCGCCGCCGGCGCCACCGCCGACGGGACCGCCGCGGACGTGTTCGCGATGATCGCCACCGCCGCATCCAAGCTTGCGTCCAGGGGTGCGCCGATGACGTTCTGTGGTATCTCCGCTGACCTGTTCGCCGCCTACATCTCTCAGGCCACCGCCACCGTCCCATGGTGGGTGCCCAACGGGGCCAACCCGTCACTACAGAACCAGACCGGCACCGCCGCGGACATCAGCTTCTTCATGGCCCCATCCCTCGCGGCCGGGACCCTGGTCGCGGGGAACCGGGCCGCGGCCACGTTCTACGAACCCTCCCCGAACCCGGTGCGCGTGAACGCGGTGAACCTCCCCAACGGCGGTGTGGACCTCGGGGTGTTCGGATACCACGCGATCCTGATCAACTCCGCCGCCGGCCTGTCAAAGGTCACGAAGACCCCGTGAGAGTCGGGCACCGGGCCGCGCTCCCCCTCCCAGAGACACCCGCCCCCGCCGCGCCCGGGAAGGCCGCGGCGGGGGAGGGGTTCGACCCGGGCGCCCATACGATCGCGGAAGTACTCGCCTACGTGAGCGAGCACCCCGACGAGATTGACGCGATCTACGGCGCGGAACTGGCGGGCAAAGCCCGGGTCACCCTGCTGGACAAGCTCAAGGAAACCCCCGGGTAACCCGATGCCCACCTATGCCCCTACGTGGTTAGACCCGGCCGACGTGGCGACCTGGTTGCGGCTCAACGCACCCCAGGCCGCCACCGACCAGGCCGAGCTGGACCGGCTGTGCGCGGCCACCCAGCTCTATGTGGAGCGCTGCCGCCCCGAGTTCTGGTTCGAGGACCCCGGCGACCCCGAGAACGTGGTGTTCGAGCCCGACGCCGAGGTCTACCAGGGCGCGGTGATGTACGCCGCCCGCGAGGTGAGGCGCCGCAACTCACCGTCCGGGATGGAGACCGCGATCGACGGCAACCCGGTGTTCGTCTCCCGCTACGACTCCGACATCGAGCGGGCGCTGCGTACCGGCACCTGGAACCGACCTGGGGTCGGATGATGGACAAGCGCGCCGAGCTGACCGCGGTAGCCGACGCGCTTACCGCCGGGGGGGTGGCTGCTGGCATCGACCCCCGCGACCTGACCCCCCCGGCGGCCTGGGTGCGGCTGGGTCTGTGGGAGTACGACCGCCTCTCCGCTGACTGTGTCTCGGCCCAGCTGGTTGTGGACCTGTTCGCCCCCGACATCGGGGTCGAGGACGCCCTGGGCCTGCTGGACCAGCTGGAGGCCGACACCGTCACCATCCTCGGCCCCCCGGTCGGTCCCGTCGTGCAGACCACCGCCCAGCTCCCGGACTCCACCGCCCTGCTGCCCTGCTACCGCCTCACCTACGACGTGGGCCTGTCCTGAGAAAGAGAGAAGCGCCGTGCCGATCAAGTCCTACAAGCTCAAGGGAAAACTGACCCTGGGAACCACCCCACTGGACGTGTCCTGTCAGGTGACCGCGGTCACCGTGAACCCCACCGAGAACGTCGACACCGAGGACGCCGTCCACGTCCTGTGTGGGGAGACCCTGCCCGCCAGCGACACGGTTTCCTACACTTACACCCTCGCCGGCAGTGTGCTGCAGGACCTGTCCACCTCGGGTGTCGTGGACTGGTCGTGGGACAACAAGGGCACCGAACAAGCGTTCGTGTTCACCCCCGACGACACGCTGACCACCGACCCGACCATCACCGGGACGGTACGGGTGATCCCGCTGACCATCGGCGGCGAGGTCCCCGGCCGGCCTACATCGGACTTCGAATGGGCCATCATCGGTACCCCGACATTCACCCCCGCGCCATAGGTCCCGGGAGTGGGGGACAGTCTCGACATTGACACCGCGACCGCTGACCGGGTGGCGCGGTCACTGGGTGATGCCGCCGAGAAGCTCACCGATCCGTCCACTGTCCTGGCGACCCTCGCGCAACGCATCGCCACCGACGCCACCGGCCGGGTACCACGGGCAACCGGGACGCTGGCCGGTTCGCTATCGGTGTCCCCCGGCACCGTGGAGGGCCGGCCAGCCCAGACCCTGACCTGGGGGGTCCGCTACGCCCCCTACGTCAACTTCGGAACCCGCCACATGCGGGCCCGGCCGTTCGCCACCGACGCCCTGGACGCCACCGCCGCGGACGCGGAACCGCTGCTACGCGGCTGGGCCGAAACCATCCTGAACGGAGTCTGACCATGCCCCTCAAGCTCAACCGGTACACCGTCGCCATCGCCCGTGACGGGCTGGACCTGGACAAGGCCATCGAAGCGGGGGAAGGGGACGGGTACGACGTCTACCCGGTCACCGTGCTGCACGCCGACCAGCTGGTCTCCGAACAAGCGGCCCCCCGCTACGGGGTGGCCCCCATGGACGCCGAGAGCCCCCAGAAGATCACCTGGATGACCCTGTGGGTCTGGTGTGCGCTGCGCCGCATGCGGGTCGAGGTGCCGGAGTTCCCGGCGTTCAAGCCCCGGGTCATCGAGATCCAGCCGATACCAGACACCCCCGACACAACCGGCGGGGAGGCACCCGACGTGGACCCTACGGAACCGGATCCAGGCACCGCCTCGCCTTGATGATCGCCCGGCACTGGCCCCCCGTGGACTACTGGCTGACCGCCGATGACCGGATGGTAGCCACGGCGGTGGAGCTACTGGAGACCGAGGCTGACGAGCTGGAACGGATGAAGGAGGACCTTGATGGCTAGCCCGGTCCGGCTCGACCTCATCGTTGACGCCACAACGGCCGACGCCGCGGCCGCGTTCGACAAGGTCGGGGCGTCGGCCAAGGCGATGGCCGACGACGTGGACGCGGCCGCCCGTGACGCCGATTCGAGCATGGGCAGCTTCGGCGACTCCGCCGACAACGCCGGCTCATCCGCCCAGACCGCGGCCGGCGCGTTCGGGGACCTGGGTGGGGCGCTGGCCATGGTGCCCGGCCCACTGGGGGCCATCGGGACCAGCATGGAGGCAGCGGCCCCCGCGATCCAGGGCGTCACCGGGGCCACCGACCTGCTCGCCCTGGCGATGAATTCCCAGATCATCACCACGATCCGCCAGACCGCGGTCACGGTCGCCACCACCGTCGCCCAGACCGCCGCCTCCGCGGCCACCAAGGCCTGGGCCGCCACCCAGTGGCTGCTCAACGCCGCCATGTCCGCCAACCCCATCGGCCTGGTCGTGATCGCGATCGCCGCACTGATCGCCGGGATCGTCATCGCCTACCAGAAGTCCGAGACGTTCCGCGGGATCGTCAACGCCCTCGGGGAGACCGCAAAGCGGGTGTTCAACTCCATCATCGACGTGATCGGGCGGGTGATCGCCAAGGTGCGGGACGTGCTGGGCCCGGTGTTCACCGTCTACGCCACCATCGTGAAAACCCAGATCGCCATCGTGGTCGCCGTCATCAAAGGCATCCTCACCGCCGTCGACTCCATCGTCACGCCGATCAAGAACAAGCTGGACGGTATCTTGGGCAAGCTCAAGGACGTGTTCGGGTGGGACCCCACCCAGACCCTGAAAAAGGCCTGGGACGGGATCAAGGGCTTGCTGGAGAAACCGTTCACCGAGGCCTGGGCCACGATCACCGGGATCTTTGGGGCGGGCGGGAAGATCGCCGGGATCGGGGATGCCGCCATCTCCGCGATCACGACCGCGATCAACAAGATCATCGACCTGATCAACAAGCTGATCAATGCGTTCAACAAGCTGCCCGGCAAGGACCTGCCGAACATCCCGCATGTCTCCTCCGCGTCCGCCCCGGCTGCGTCTCGGTCCGCCTACGGGTACGCCACGACGCGGGGGATGGGTGGTGTGTCCCGTGCCGGTGGCGGGATGGTGGCCGCCGGTGGCGGTGTGGTGATCAACATCTACGGGGCGGTGGACACCTACGGCACCGCCCAGCAGATCAAACGGATTCTGGCCCGGGGCGCACTGATCTCGGGGCAGACCGCGAGCCGGCCGGTCTGATGGCCCGGACCTATCTGGTACAGGTGACCGCCGGGGCACACGCCTGGACAGTCACCGATGAAGACATGCCCGACTACGGGCTGATGGACCCCCTCACGATCGGGTGGTCCATCCCCGATGTTAAAAACCGGCCCGCGCAACCCGACATCATGGTCTGCGGGTTTAGTGTGATCGCCCCGACCGCGCTGGAGCTGGACGACCTGCTCCTAGGTGACCCGGTGGGGGTGGCGGTCACGTTCGGGCCGACCGACAAACCCGCGCCCGATGTCGTGTTCTATGGCCGGGTCGCCCAAGGGGAAGCCGCGCCGCATCCCCGGGGGATGCTGTATCGGTTCACTTGTGCCGACATGACCGCGGACCTGTCCGGGTATGACATCGGGGCTGACCCGTTCGAAGTGCAACAGGTCAACACCAGGATGTCGGCGATGCTGACCCGGGCCGGGCTGGCCGAGATCGATCTGGTGCGAGACCCGGTGGTCACCGCCGCGGACCCGAACCTGATGATGGAGCGGATCGATCAGCCCAACGCCGCATCGCTGTTGGCGTCCACGGTGGGGATGTGGGACGACATTGCGTTGGCGGGGTTGAACGAGCTCGCCAGCGTGGCGCATCGGGTGATCCTGGCCCCCCACCCCGGGCCGGTGGCGAGTGAGCAACAGCTGGCCTCGAACAGTGGTTTCGACACGAACATGGCCGGGTGGGTCCAGCTGGCTTTGATGCCCTCGAACACGTGGTCTGCGGGGCAGATCGTCACCCCTGCGGTCACCAATCCGGGGGTGATCCGGGATGCCGCCTACCCGATCGCCCGACCGGCCGCGACTGAGCTGCATCTGCGGACCCGGGTGACCACCACCGCCGCCGGTCAGGTCAGGTTGGGTGTCAATTTCGGGACCACCGCATGGAACGCCCAGCTGGGGCCGTACTGGGCCGGTGAGACCCAGTGTGTGGAGCGGTTCGACACCCATATGGTGCCCGCGGCGGGGACCTACACGTTCACGACCGTCATTGACCCGTTCGACATCCCCGCCGATACCTTCGGGTGGCTGGCCCCGCACACCGTGTTCTGGTCTGGTCTGTCCGGGGCGATCATGGGGGGCCGGGTCGATTTCCTCGAGCTGGGGTGGGAGGGGACCGGGTACCCCTACCGGTTCGCGTTGGATGTGGTGCCGGATGCCTACGTGGCTTCCGCGGAGGCCCCGCTACCAGCGACGTTCGGGCACTACTGGCCCGACCCGGGCGGGTGGGGGTTGGCGATGGACCCCGACGATCGGGCCGCGGGGGTGATCGATGCCTGTGTGGTGGAACATGATTCGCACTGGTCCGCGATCCAACCCAACATCGCCAACCGGGCCGCGGTCACCTGGTTCTACACGTCCTCGTTTGCACCCCCCGACCCCGAGGGGAACATCGCAGACCGGGGACAGGCGGTGGGGTACGTGACCGAGCTCCCGCCACCGGGGCAACCCCCGGTCACGGTGACCCGCAACACGAACACGATTGGGGAGTGGTCGGGGCCGGGGGCCGATACCCCCTCCAACGCGGCCGCGATCGCCAATTGGCAACGGCTGGGGGGGATGATGATCCCGCCACCACAGAACCCGGCCGGGTGGGGACCCGACACGTTCCGCTGGCTGCTGTATAAGGACCCGATCGGGTTGGAGCGGTTCCCGATCATCTTCCCCCGCCATGACGCCACCAACCAGCCCACCCCCCGGGTGTTGCGTACCGCGTGTTATGTCCGGCCGATCGTGGTGGTGGACATCCCCCCGGAGTGGAATGCCGCGGACGCCTACCGCGACTGGATCGGGGGACAGCTGGCGTCGGTGACGTTGACCATTGAGAACGGGTCCCCGGTGGTCGATTTCCAGCTGGTCCCGACACTCCCGGAGGCCGCGAACCCCGCCACCGGGGCCAACAATTGGAACAGCGGAACCGGGACCTGGAACGCCAGAACCGGGGTGTGGAACGACCTGATCCCGGGACGGCCCGCGTTCCGCTGGTCCGACACCGCGCTGGTGGGGCGGGTCTGGAACGACCTGCACCCGCAGTCCTGGAACATGTACCGACTCGCCAGAGGGAGCTAGAACCATGCCCGCAACCACACCGAAGCTACTGCTGCCCTACCCGCTGGGAACCGACCCGATCGCTGATGGTGATGACTCGATCAAAGCCCTCGCGGAGCGGGTCGAGACGATCTGGACCGGGGCGTGGACCGCCGCGACCCTGTTGGGTGGGTGGGGGAACCACTCCGCGGGTGAGTACGCGGGTTACCGGCTGGTCGGTGGAACCGTGGAGCTGCGGGGGCTGATCGCCTCCGGGGCCATCGGGCAAGCCTGCCTGACGCTGCCGACCGCGCTGCGCCCCGCGAAAGACCGCTACCTGGTGACCGCATCGAACAACCTGTTCGGGATGATCATCGCCTACGCCAATGGGAACGTAGTGCCTGCGGTGGGTAGCAACACCTGGGTATCGCTGGATGTCAGGTTCGGGTTGTGAACCCTGTCCCGGATGCCCCCGGTGTGGACACCCCGTACGGGCGTCGTGGCCCGTACTGGTCCTGTGACCGCGACGCCCAAGGTAACGGTAAGCACACCGGCGCCGATTTCGCGGCCGCGGCGGGAACGAAGGTGGTCGCCGCCCGGCCCGGGTCGCTGGTGCACTGCAGCCACGGCTCGTCCTTCGGCAACCACCAGGTCGAGGTCCGCTGCGACGACGGGACCCGGGACTTTTACGCCCACATGCGGTCCCGGACCAGTGAAGGGGACATCCAAGCCGGCCAGAAAGTAGGGGAGGTCGGGTCGGAGGGCAACGCCACCGGTCCACATCTCCATTTCGAGCGGCACGCCACCCTGACCGGGGGCTGGTCCTGTGCGGTGGTTCGGGACCCGCAACCGTCGATCGACTACCAGCCACCGGAGGGGGAAGAAATGAACCAACAGGACTGGGACCGCATGGAGAAGCTCATCCAGTCGGTATGGGAGGACCAGATGACCGTCACCCAACCCGGGTCCGGTGACGACGTGAAGAAGTCCCGCCAACAGGTGCTCCGCGAGCTCTGGCAGAAAGTCACCAAGGCCACCTGATCACCATGAGCACGATCAGGCACGCCCACTCCAGCTCGCTCTACTCGGAGTCAGCTAAGAGCCTGGCCGACCAGGTGGAACGTGGGGTGGACGCCGCCGACCCGTCGGCCACCGTGATGACCTTCACCGAAGTGGGGTCCGACCAGCGGACCGAGGCGTTGAAGGAGGCCGACCCGGACTGGGCGGCCTGGGTGCCCGACGCCTCCGACGTGGGGATCATGTGGGACAAGACCAAGTTCCACCCGCTCTGGAAGGAAGCCAAGAAGCTCACCGACAAGACCTGGACCGATGGACACGGCCGCCAGCACACCACCTACGCCGGGACCGCCCTGCTGGAGCACACCGAGGGGCACACCCTGTTCATCAGCGTGTGCCATCTCCCCTCCAACGTGCAGAACGGGTGCGCGTTCAACGACAACAAACAGACCGCGGCCTGGAAGGGCGCGGTCGACGGGTGGCACGACTATTGGAACAACAAGCGCAAGAAGTACCACCCCGATGTGGGGATGCTGGTCGCTGACTGGAACGTCGACTTCCACAAGGACTGTTGGCGCGACTGGGTACAGGACAAGTTCCCCTCCCTGTACCTGTGCTGGGCCGGCCACATGCCCAACGGCGGCACCCACGGTGACCGGCTGATTGACGCCAGCTGGAACACCGTCAAGGCCAACAAGTGCAAGCTGCTCAAGGATGACGGGTCATCCGACCACCGACCCTGGGGCGAAGCCCTGGCCTGGCCATGAACTTTGACAGTCCGATAGTCGCGATCATCGCGTTTGCCCTGGCCGGGCTGGGTGTCGGGTTCGGTCTGGTCATTGGCGCGTTCGTGGCCCGTGCGCTGCGCCGCTACATGACCGACGAGGGCCTCAACGGCAAGTCCTAGCCCCCCAGAGACAAGGCTGGAGCCTGCAATCCCCCCGGGACAGGCCCCAGCCTTATCTCGTCGTCAACATAGTTGTGTGAGAGCGATTCTGGGCGGAGTTCGGAAACTACAAACCCTATGGTTTGTCGTTTGCACGCCCGTAGTTACACCTCGGGGATACCTCCGGTGAGATATCAGGCCGCCCCGTTGCGGCGGCTCACGTCCTCGACCATCCGCCTGGCGGCGTCGGCCGGCACCTGGACGTAACGGCGGGTGGTCTCCGAGCTGGAGTGGCCGAGCACGGCCTGCAGGGTGAACACGTCGTGGTCGCTCATGTAGGACAGGGTGGCGAACCGGTGCCGCAGACTGTGCATGCCGTAGCCGCCCAGGAGCCGACCGATCACTGTCCCCACCCATTGTGGAGACAGGTGGCCACTGTCCTGACCGGGAAAGCAGTAGCCCTGTGGTAGCGCCAGCAGCTGCTCCGCGAGCGATGCCGGCAGGGGCACGACCCTGATCTTGCCTCCCTTCCCGTGCACGACCAGCGACCAGCCGCCCAGGTCCTGTTCGAGGTCCCGGGAGTGGACCTGCGCTACCTCGCCGCGGCGCAGTCCACAGTCCGCGGCCAACCGGAGCATGAGTACGGCACGCTGGTCACCCGCGAGCAGGGCGCGGCGGTAGGCGAAATCCGGGGTGGGCCTCGGGTTGGGTGCCATCGCCCGGATGGAGGGCAATGACTCCGCCGGGTTGCCCTCCATCCGGCCGGTGCCCTGCGCCCACCCGTAGAACATGCGCAATGTCGTACGCACCGAGCGCCGGCGCTCCTGGCCCCAGCTGCGTGAGGCCAGCCAAGCGTAGAGGTCGCCGGTGGTGACTCCCCAGGGGCCGGCGGGAACATGACGGGCCAGCAGACGTAGCTGGTCCTGGCGCAGCCGGATTGTCTCCGGTGATCTGCTCGCTACTCGTTGGGCCGCGGAGAAGTCTGCGATGGGCCCGACCCAGGCCACAGGAACATGCATGGTCCGTCCTAGCGTGCCCGGACTCATGCGGCAACCGACAGAACAGAAGGTTTGGGGTTCGAATCCCTACGGGCGCGCAACAGCTGCTCAGGCCACCAGTCGATGCTCATCAGCAGCGCCGGATCGACGCCCAGGCTGCGGCTGACCAGCTCCACATCGGTCACCGACCAGCCATTGCGGCCGGCCAGCTTGGCCTGTATCCACTGCCGCGTTCGGCCGACCCTCTCCGCCAGCGCACCGGGTGATGTGTGCTGGGCCGCGGCAAGGATTCTCACGTTGTCACTCACATGGTCCTGCAACGCCATGTTGCGACCATACTATTTTGCGACACGCCGCGGGGCCTCGTAGACATTGACAACGCAGCGGAGCATGGTGGGGCGCTATGCAGAACCTGCTGACCACCAATGAAGTGGCCGAGCGGCTCGGGGTGAAGCCCACCCTCCTACGTACCTGGCGCAAGCGCGGTCAGGGCCCCAAGTTCACCAAGTACGGGGTCCAGGCGATGTACCGCGTCCGCGACATTGAGGTCTGGGAGCGCCGGATGGCGAGGGAGGGCCGAAGCGCCTGACCTGAGTCATCTGGGGTTCGCAGCCCCACGCGGTTTCATCCAAGGTCCCCGCCCCCAATGACCGACCAGTAAAAAAACACTCCATGCTCTCGCTGGTCAGACATGCAGGGAGGCCCCGGGTAGCACCCAGGGCCTCCACAAACACATTAGCTATGTCACACGCACTTTACGGGGCTACAACCCGTAGGAACCTCCGACACACCGAGAAACAACCACCAAAGAGTCGGGAGGCCTACTGGAGTGCCCGGGGGGCGAATTAGGGGGGAGTAGCCCGACCGGAGGGAGGGCTACCAGCCTGTAGGGAGGGGACCACCATGCTGCTGGATGAGAAGAATCTGCGCGTTGAGGGTGAGCAGGGCGCGGTGCTGTTCGAGGTCTACACCACCGTTGCGCAGCTGCTGGAGGAACTGGGGCACCCTCACGAGCAGGCCGACCAGCTCGCGTTGCGGATGCTGCCCCGTCTCCACAACCGGCTCTCCATCGCCGGGATGGTGGTCCGCCAAGTGCAGACCAGCATCGGCCGGCACGCCGAGACATCATGACCCGCCCGGCCCGCCCGTATCGCCCGGCGCCGCTGGTGGTTCCGGCACCCACGTTGCACGCGGGCGCCGCGACCCTGGCTGACCTGGCCAGACTGTGGGCAGAGTTCACCGGCCATGGGCGCACCGCCTGACCTGGCCCCGGTCTGCACCCGGTGCCAGCGCCGGCACCTGGCGGGCCTGCCCTGCTGGGGTGGCCAGTACGCCCAGCAGGTCCGCCTCCTGGTCCTGGAGATCAAGGGCGATACCTGCTGGCTGTGTGGCCACCCCGGCGCCACCACCGCCGACCACGTCCAGCCGCGGTCCCGCGGTGGACTGGATGCGCTGGACAACCTGCGCCCGGCCCACCGGTTCTGCAACACCGGCCGTGGCGCCGGGCCCGTCCCCGGCCGGCCGGTCCCACCCGAGAGCAGCCCGCGGTGGTGAGCGAGGACAGGTTCGGGGACCCCGTGCCGCTGCACCTGCTGGTGGGGCTGATCAGCGAGCTTGGACACGACCTGGCGAAGGTGGAGTACGTGGTGGTGGAGGCGCTGGTCGTGACCGTGAAGATGTTGGATGGGTCGAGTGTGATTCATGAAGTGATCCGCGACGATGAGCCGTCGAGTTTCTGACCGTGGCTGGGCTCGCCAACGG